TTAACGGACTTGATGTTATCGGTACGCCAAGCATGGTTTTGATGGAAAGACCTAAAGAGTTTGAAGATCGGCAAAGACGCGCAAACGAAGAGGCAACACAAATGCAAATGGCGGCTGTTAAGCAGACCATGTATAAACAGCATTCGCCGGGTTCAGGTATGTCCCGACCTGAATTTGAGAAAGAAAGTTCGAGAGTCACTCGCGGAAGAGCCGCCGAGATAGACGATTAAATAATATTTTTTTACTGTCGTGAGACAGAAAGGATTTAAACAATGGCAAACTCAAACGCGCCTTACGGGTTAAAACCTGTAAGACATGCTACTGGGGGCGAAATCCGTTCGGAGTCATATCCGATTGCAACGGGTTATGCAACCAGTATTTTCACCGGCGATCCCGTATTGCAGACAACTGATGGTTCTATAATCATTGCTGTCGGCACTGGCGGAACGCCTTCCGTTCAATCTTTTGGTGTGTTTGGCGGTGTTAGTTATACTGACGCAACCGGCGCACAAGTATTTAAACCTTATTGGCCGGCAAGTACAACTGCAACCAATATCAAAGCTGTTATTTACACCGATCCTAATATCGTGTTCGCTATCCAATCTGACGCAACCGGCGTAGCTGCTGGTGATGTAGGTCAGTTATGCGACGTTGAAATCGTTGCTGGAAGCACTCTAACCGGCAAATCAGGTACTAACCTTGATATGTCAACCGGATCAGCGACTACAGGCAAACACTTACGCATTTTGCGAATAATCGACGATGGTTCCAATGCCGCCGGTGCTTATGCAGATGTTGAAGTTATGTGGGCTGAACATGCACTCAAAGGCGTCGTTAGCGGCGTAGGTGGTATCTAATGGCTATGACAAGAGCGCAGTTTGCTAAGTCGCTGCAAGAAGGACTTAACACCCATTGGGGCTTGGAATATATGTCCCATCCTGAAGAGTATAAGCGTGTTTTCCAGATTGAAAACTCACGCAAAGCTTTTGAAGAAGATCAGTTAGTATCCGGTTTTGGTGCTGCTGTCGTAAAACCTGAAGGTTCCAGTGTCACTTATGACGATGCTGGCGAAGGTTGGACGGCTCGTTATACTCATGAAACTATCGCTTTAGCTTTCGCTATTACTGAAGAAGCTATCGATGATAATCTGTATATGAGTGCAGGTGCTAAACTAGCAAAAGCATTGGCAAGATCAATGCAGGATACCAAGGAAATTAAGGGTGCTGCCGTATTAAACAACGGCTTCAGCACATCTTATGCTATCGGTGATGGCGCGGCATTGCTTTCGGCTTCACATCCGTTAGTAGGCGGCGGTAACGCATCAAACCTGTTAGCGACTCCTGCTGATTTATCCGAAGAATCTTTGGAAGCTATTCTGATTCAGATCAGAAAAACCCAAGACGATAGAGGCATTCCAATCGCTGCCCGTGCAGTTGATGTGATTATCCCTCCTGACCTTGAGTTTGTCGCTTGCCGGTTGCTAGACAGTTCATTGAGAACCAATACCGCAGATAACGATGTTAATGCTATCAACAAGAAAGGCATTTTTGGTCGTGAGCCTGTTATTGTTACTCGTTTGACTGATGCTGATGCTTGGTTCATTAAAACAGACGTTCCAGACGGCCTGAAAATGTTCCAACGTAAAGCAGTTGCAACCAAAGCTGAACCAGAGTTTAATACCGGCAATTATCGGTATAAAGCTACTGAACGCTATTCATTCGGTGTAACCGATTGGCGTGGCGTATTCGGTTCACAAGGCGCAGCATAAAAGTTACCTCCACCCCTCCTCAAGCCCCTTAACCGGGGCTTTTTTTTGCGCTTAAATAAATATTGGCACTACAATATTTTATTTTAGGTTAGAATGAGAATACTTAAACTAATTAAATATAAAACCATGAAAAATACAGTATTCGACATAAAAGAAAAAATATCGGAATATGAAAGCTTACATCCGATTATAAAATTCTTTTCTTTTAAAAAAAGAAGGGACATATATATTCTTGTTAGGAGTAGATTTTCAGACCTATCTAATAACGCAACTTATGGTATGACGCCATGCTTGAGTAGCGATGACCATTATAGGGAATTATCTGAAAAATATAGGATAAAATGGCTCAATGCAGAACAAAAACTACATGAATTAAAAGAAAATTTAAAAGATTTTAGCAAGCTGGTTTAATTGTATTGAAAATTAGTTATCGGAAAAAATTGTTGTTTGAAGAAAAAATTCCGATAACGATTGTCGCTCACGGATTTAAGAATCTTTCCTGATTAGTGGACTAGGGAAACGATGTAGGTGTTCTTAGGGTTCTTAGGAGTTATTTTTTGCCTACCGGTTACACGCGGTTACACGCGGTTACAAAAATACTCTTGTAACCTACTGATTATAAATGGATTAGTTTTTCTGTAACCGCTCGTAACCTATAGGATGGAAAAAAAGACTGTCAAGATTAAATTATTACGAATTTATATAAAAATTCCCCGCTATGTTTCCCCGCTATGTTTCCCGACATTCCTGAGTTAGTTAAGTCGGGAATATCGGGAAAAAACAGCATTTACAATATTAGCAACAAAATCAAATAATACGCAGAAAATCACTATTCGATTTTTTTGTTAAAATATGGTATAAATATACTTAGCCAAGTGGCTATTTCTTAATGCCTTTAATTAGGTTTCTATCGTCGAGATGACGAAAGGATGTTTAAAATGTCAAAGCATAGTATTTCACATGCGTCACAACTTTATTTTGGTGATGCTTATAACGCAGTAGCTTATGGTGCAAACGGCAGACCAGGCGCTCCAATCAATCCGCTAACCAAAGTTAGTTTAGGTTCTCCAGCCGTATTAGATGCTGACGGCATTGTAGCCGCTGCAACAAGCACAGAATTACCTGATACTGCAACCATCACATACACCACAGCAACAGACAACACCACCCCTCTTGATGGCGCAATCGCCGCTCCTAGTACCGTATTCCTTAATGGCGCAAATGTATTAGTTTGGGTGCTAGACGTTCCCCGTAACGTAACAGCAACCGTAACGCATGGTTCATCCGTTGTTGCTATGACTATCCTGGTTACAGGGTATGATTATTACGGCGTACCCATGTCAGAATTACTGACTATTACTGCAACCGGAACAAGTAAAACCGCAGCCGGTACGAAAGCGTTTAAATATATTTATTCAGTAGCATTTACGGCGGCGGCTGATGCAACCGCTAACACAGCAAATGTTGGATGGGGTGATGTACTTGGATTGCCTTATAGATTGCCAGCCGTAACTGATTTTTTCACAAACGGAACCTATTTTAATAGCGTTCTTGAATCTACCGCTCCTACCGTAGTTGCCGCCGTTGATACAACTGCTACAACCACAACGGGCGATGTTAGAGGAACGGTTGATCTGAATAGTGCAACGGATGGTTCTGCAATATCGGTATGGTATGCAACTGATCCGGCATCAGCTACTACTCTATTTGGCGTAACACAGGCGTAATGTCATGCGCCCTATTAGAAATGTATATACTCTAGTAGCGAGTGATACTGACGGGATTTGTGCTTCACAGACCCCGTTAGCCGCTGGCGCACTTACAATTAACGGCGTACTCGCATCTGGCGGGACCGTTACCCTATCAACCCCACAGCATGTATCAGTTGACTGTGCTGGCGCAGATTCAGGCAGGACATTTACTGTAACCGGAACTGACTTTATTGGACAGGCATTAACGGAGTCTATAGCCGGAAGCGCATCAAGCCAGACTAAAGGTACAAGTAACTTTAAGACAATAACCTCCGTAACCGTTGATGCGGCTACCGCTGGCGCTATAACGGTAGGCGTTCTTGGTGAATGCGAAACACCCTGGATTCCATTAAACACATGGGCTAATCCTTTTCAATATGCTTATACAGTCGATGTAACAACCGCTACATTTACCGTTGAAGGCACATTAACCAATGTTCAGGATACTACGGTAACGCCTATCCCATTTACAGTTGAAGCGTCAGGATCAATTGATGTAACAGGAAATTCAACAAACGTAACCCGCGCAGTCCGAGTTAAGGTTACTGCATTTACGACCGGAACAGTTACGTTTGAAGTATTGCAACCGGGGCCGTAAATGCTCATTAAAGACTTAATAACGACCGTTAGAGAAGATTATCTTCATGATATAAATGAAGATGCTTATTTATGGTCAGATAAGCGATTAATGAGGGCTTTTACTGAAGCCGAACGCCAAGTATGTAACAGAGGCGATTATATCTATGATGATACAACGCCTCAATACACTAAAATAACGCTCGTTTCAGGTCAAGCAAGTTATTCTATCGATCCTAAAGTTACCGTCATTGAAAATATTATCTTTGACGGCGACTTGATAGAACGCAAATCTAAGCCCGATATGGACGTTTTGCAACCCACATGGCGCACAGATACCACAATGACAGGAAATGTTATCTATGCGATCATATCGGGGCGTAAAATCAGGTTTAATAGAATACCTGATGCTGACGATGACGGTTTATTCGTCTATCTTGAAGTTTATCGATTGCCTGAATCCGATATTACAAACTCCTACCAATCTCCTGAAATACCTGAAGAAAACCATAGAGACTTAATCTATTGGGTTCTTCATGAG